AAAGAAACCAAATGTTTTACTACAGATTATTTCTATGATAAATCTAAAAATTATTTAGATGGATATTTAAATAAAATAAAAGAATGTGATGTTATTGATATGGAGTTATACTCAATAGTACAGGCGTGTAACTCTCACAATAAATTATGTTACTCATTCAAATGGATTTCTGATGATGGAGATTCATCAAAATGGGAAGAGAACGCAAAAATAGGTTATGAAAACTGTAAACAGTATATGAGTGAAATGCTGTTTAGTGAATATTGATTATGGCAAAAACATTATTTGACCACATAAAGGCAATCACACAATCTCAAGACCCAAATTATTTTGATAAACTTGAAGAGAGTGATTTAAAAACTTGGTCCAATTATATGATTCATAGATTTCTTTCTATGAATTCTGATTGGGTTGAGATTCTATCTGAACTACAACCTTACACAGAACAATTACAACCTAAACAACTTTATTTGGCGTATATTGGGATTCTACCAAAAGGTAGACATTATCTCAGATATGTTAAGGGTAAGAAAACAAATAAATTTGAAGGGTGGTTGATTGAACTAATCGCAAAAGATTTTCAATGTTCTACGAGACAATCTGAAGAGTATTGTGAAATACTTTACTCAACAAGAGAAGGAAGGGAATCAATAAAATCTATTTGTGAGAAGTATGGAGTAGATAAAAAACAGATAACAAAGTTAAAACTTAAAGTATAATGTCCTGTACAAGTTGTATTCTTCCATATATCCATTTATACGCCGAACCAAATGGTGAGGTTAAACCTTGCTGTATTGCTGGGGGGTTTGAAGAAAAACTTTCATTAAGAGATAATAACGTAGATGAAGTTTTCAATTCTAAACAAATGAAAGAGTTGAGAGAATCTATGGAAAAGGGAGAAAGACATTCTGCTTGTAACATTTGTTACGAAAGAGAAGATAGAGGAGAAAAATCACCAAGAGAAAGATTTAATGAAAACACCTTATGGAAGATGCCAGAGGTAAAAGAAGATTTCTCAGTAGATACAGATTTACAGCACGTAGATATTAGATTTTCAAACTTATGTAACTTCAAATGTAGAATGTGTAATCATACCTTCTCATCTAATTGGTATGATGATATGGCAGAAGTAGAAGGAGTTGATAAGAAACCAGAAAAGAAAGTAGTAACAGTTAGTGATACTATTGTTGAAGATTTAAAACCATACATTAAGAATGTGAAGAGTTGGTACTTCGCAGGTGGTGAACCTTTGATAATGCCACAACACGCAGAACTACTTAACTATTTACATACTAATCTACCAACTAAACAAATATATGGTTTAGAAAAAAAGAATTTATCTATACATTACAATACAAATTTATCCATATTACAATTTGAAAAATATAACTTCTTAGATATCTGGTTTGATTTCTTAAAAGTATTCTTATCTATATCATGTGATGGTGTAGAAAAAGTAGGTGAGTATCAAAGGACTGGATTCAAACACGATGTATTTGTGAAGAATCTTAAAAAGATTAGAGAATACTTTAAGCCAGGTTCTACATATGTATCTTCAATTGGATACAATTACAATTTTCAATACACTACTACAATTTACAATGTATATCATATGTGGGATTTTTATCAATATATGATGGATAATAATTTTATTGAAGATGAAAGTAATATTGATTTTTATTTCGCATGGGCACCAAATAGGTCTGCACTAAAATTTTTACCGAAAGGTGAAAAGGGTAAAGTGTTAAAATATTTAGAATCAATACAAACTAAATTTTCAGAATCAGAAACACAAAATAGAATACAATCAATAATTGATTTTACTAAAGAAGAACCTGATGAACATTTTTACAAATATCAAGCATACGGAGAATCATACCTACAGAATAAAAAAATAGATGAACTAAGAGGTACAAGTTTAAAAGAATTAAATGGTATTGATTTAGATGCAGGATTTAATCCAAAGGTAGGAAGTAAAGAGTGGCTTCAAATACAAAAAAAATTAATATAAATTTGGATTTCTCATATTTTTTTCGTATATTAGTACTATGAAAAAACTTACAATCTTAACACACCTTTCAGAAATAGAAAGAGATTTAAAAGCTAAGTGTGAACATAGTACGAATGAAATAGAGGGTGATAAATGGAGTAAACACCATGATAACATCCAAAGTTTAATTAAAGATTTATTAGATGGCTAGAGTATCATTCTCGCAATACAATATGTGGAATTCTTGCCCACAACAATACAAACTAAATTACATAGATAAACTTGGTGAAAGTTCAGGTAACATTCACACAATCTTTGGTACGGCAATGCACGAAACCATCCAACACTTTTTGGATGTGATGTACAATGTTACAAAGAAACAGGCTATGGAGATTGATTTAGATTTATTGTTAAAGGATAAGTTAGTTGAAGAGTTTAAGAAAGAAAAAGAAAAACAAGGTGATAGATTACCTTGTACACAAGTTGAATTAGAAGAGTTCTTTGGAGATGGTAGACAAATTCTAAAGTATTTCAAATCGAAATTGGCCAAATGGTATTCTAAGAAAGGATACAAGTTAGAGGCAATTGAGTTACCTCTAAACGCTGAGATAAAACCAAACGTACATTTCATTGGTTACGTTGATATTATAATGAGAAATCTACATGATAACTCAATCACAATCATTGACCTCAAAACTTCTACACGAGGTTGGAACAAATATCAAAAAGCAGATAAAATAAAGAACGCTCAGATTCTATTATACAAAAAAATATACTCAGATAAGTACGGAGTTCCTATGGATAAAATCAATGTGGAGTTTCAAATACTAAAGAGAAAAATAAAAGAAGATTGGGATTTCCCAATTCCAAGAATATCAACACACAGACCTGCCAATGGTAAACCATCTATTAATAGAGCATGGGGTGGATTTATGAACTTTATTGAAAGTGTATTTGATGAGGATGGTAAACACAAATTGGATGTAGATTACTTTACAAATAAAGGTAAACCATGTGATTGGTGTGAGTTTAAACAAAGAGGACTTTGTTCGGCTTGGAAATAATTTTATGTTTTATAAATAAATATATATTTATATAAGAACATAAAAGGAGAGATTATGGCAAAAACAAAACTTACAACGGTAAAAATTTTAACTGATGTTTATTCTAAATTTAAGAAATTATCATTTGATTCAAACATCACACTTCAGAAACTTGTCAATCGTTCTCTAAATAGATATGTTGAAGATGAAGAGTTTAGAAGTGATATAAATGGATACAACGAACTAATACATAGTGGTTCACAATTTTAATTATGAATAAACAAAACAACGGTAACGAACAACTTAACCAAACTCGCAATGAGTTTAACCAAAGAATTAAATCAAAATTATTTTTAGGTCAATCTACAAGAGTGAAGTTAAACGATTACAGAAGATTTAGAACAATTTAAATAAAGGTTAATGGCAAAGAAGAAAATTCTACTATTATCTGATGATTTGAGAATGACATCAGGTATTGCAACAGTATCAAAAGAATTCGTTTTTGGTACAATGGATAAATTCGATTGGATTCAATTAGGAGCAGCAGTAAAACATCCAGACCAAGGAAAGGAAATTGATTTGGGTGAAGATGTTAGAAAGAAAACTGGTATTAAAGATGCATCATTAAAGATTGTGCCTTGGACTGGTTATGGAGATGCTAATATATTAAGACAATTGATAATGAGACATCAACCAGATGCAATCCTACACTTTACAGACCCAAGATATTGGAGATGGTTGTACGAGATAGAATCAGAAGTTAGAGAAAACATTCCGATTCTGTTTTATCACATTTGGGATGATTTACCAGACCCTCACTATAATAGAAACTATTATGAATCATGTGATTGGTTAGGGTGTATCTCAAGACAAACTTATGGTATTGTGAACAGAGTTGGTAAATTAAAAACTGATACAAACATACCATTAGAAGATTGGCAAGTAGATTATGTACCTCATGGAATTAATTCGGAAACTTATAAACCACTACCAAGTGTACCAGAAGAGTTTCAAAGTAGATTATTTGGTGATAAGAGATACAAGTTCGTTCTATTTTGGATGAACAGAAACATTAGAAGAAAACAACCATCAGATGTGATATGGGCGTTTGAAAAGTTTAGATTATCCTTACCAGAAAAAGATAGAGATGATGTTTGTTTAGTAATGCACACAAATCCTGTCGACCAAAATGGTACTGATTTGATGAAAGTACAAGAAAAGATTGCACCTGATGCAAACGTATACTTCTCAACCATTAGAGTTAGTCAAGAAGAATTAAATCAAATTTATAATATTGCAGATTGTACAATCAATATTGCAGGTAACGAAGGATTTGGGTTAACAACCGCAGAATCAATCATGGCAGGAACACCTGCTGTTATCAATGTTACTGGTGGATTACAAGACCAATGTGGATTTAAAAAAGATGGTAAATACTTTACAGCAGATGATTACAAAGAAATCGGTTCACTTCACGAATGGAGAAAGTGGGAAGATAAAGTAACACATGGTGAGTGGGTAAAACCAGTATGGCCAAGAGTTCAAACAATGGTTGGTTCAGTTCCTACACCATATATCATAGATGATAAAGTAGATGTAAATGAAGTTGCAGATGCGATTAGATATTGGTATGATAAAACACCAGAAGAAAGAAAAGAAGCTGGATTAAAAGGTAGAGAGGCCTTCTTGGGTGAACTTGGATTGAACGCCAAGAATCAAAACAAATGTATGGCAGATGGAATTGAGAAGGCAATCAAAAACTTCAAACCAAGAAAAAGATATAACTTATATAAATTAGCATAATGAGTAAACCGTTTTTATTATTTAAAGGACCAGTTGCCACAAGAAGTGGTTATGGTGACCATTCAAGAGATTTACTACAATCTTTGTGGGAACTTGATAAATATGATATAAAAGTAGTTCCAACTCGTTGGGGAAACACACCTCAAAATCAGTTGAACCCAAAAATAGAATTCCACAAATTTATTATTGAAAACGTAGTTACACAGATACAAAAACAACCAGATATTTTTGTACAAGTAACTGTTGCAAATGAATTTGAACAAATCGGTAAATTTAATATTGGAGTTACTGCAGGAGTGGAAACAACTATTTCACCTAAAGAGTTTTTAGATGGATGTAATAGAATGAATTTGATTATTGTTCCTACAAACTTTACCAAGAAAACATTACAAGAAACTATGTTTGATGAAAAGGATAAAAGAACTGGTCAACTAATCAAACAAATAAAATGTACTACACCAATTGAAGTATTACATGAGGGTGTTGATTTAGAAACTTGGCAAGCACCAAAAAAGATTGATAACTTTTTGGAAGGAATCGAAACTGATTTCAACTTCTTAGTTGTTGGTCATTGGTTAGCAGGTGATATTGGTGAAGATAGAAAAGATATCGGAATGACAATTAAAACATTCTGTACAATATTCAAATCAGTACCAAAGGATAAACAACCAGGTTTGATTTTAAAAACATCCTCTGCAGGGTTTTCTGTAACTGATAGAGAAACTATATCTGAAAAGATTAAGAACATTACCAAAGAGTTTGGTGATACTTGTCCACCAGTTTATTTATTATTCGGTGATTTAACTCCAAATGAAATGGCAAATCTATATCACCACGATAAAGTAAAAGCCATGGTATCATTTACCAAAGGTGAGGGGTATGGTAGACCACTTTGTGAGTTTACACTTACTGGTAAACCAATTCTTGTTTCAAATTGGAGTGGACATAAAGATTTCTTACCAGAAGATTTCACACACTTCATTGATGGTGAGTTAAAGAATGTTCACCCATCTGCAGCAAATAATTTCTTACTAAAAGAATCACAATGGTTTACAGTAAATTATTCTGATGCTGCTAAGAAAATGTTTGATGTATATAACAACTACAAAAGTGCAACAGTAAAAAGTGCGAATCTAAAAATCAATACGAGAAAGTTTTTCTCACTCAAGAGAATGACAGAATTGTTTTTAGGAATTTTAGATAAATACATTAAGATGCCTGAGAGAGTTGAGTTAAAATTACCAGAAATCAAAAAACTTTAATACATGGATACTAATTTTCTGGCGTATAAGAAGGTTATTGAAAATGAAAATAGAATAGGTAAATCAAATATTAGATTAAGAAACCTATATAAGATTTCACAATACAAATATGCAGATGGTAAGAGTAGAAACTTAGCAGATGGAAATGCTGCATATGTTTTTATATTTGGTAAGGTTGGTAATGTAATGCATGGAGTTAAATTAAACTCTGTAAGACCAGTTGATTTTCTATCATTCTTATTGAAATTAAAAGATAAAAGAAAAAGTACAGATGATTATGTACATTTAGATGAACTTTTAAGAACATTTGGTAGTATAAAAGATGATGATGGTGCAGGAGTTTATAATATATTAAAAACTTCACCCAAAGTTTACAAAGGAAATTACAGAACATACAAGTTAAATTCGTTAACATATGTTTCTGAGGTATTTCTTGAAAGAGATTTCTTAAAAGATTTCTTTAAACCAGGTCAATCTTCACAAGAAAGAAAAACAGTTATAAAAGAAGAAATAAAAGACGATGATATCGATTAGTTACGGAGTTACAGTTTGTAACGAGATTACAGAAATAGCAGTTTTGGTAGATACTCTTAAAGAAAAGTTAAGAGAAGGTGATGAGATTGTGATTCAATATGATGAGGATTCAGTAACCGAAGTGGTTATGGAATATCTTAACATTATGAAAAATATGCACAAAGATATCATTAAGGTAGTTGGATTTCCACTTAATAAAGATTTTGCATCTTATAAAAATAATCTTAAATCACAATGTAAGGGTGATTATATTTTTCAGATTGATGCAGATGAAATACCAAATGAATATTTGTTAGAAAACATACATGAAATTTTAACATCTAATTCTGTTGATTTGATTTATTTACCAAGAGTAAATACAGTTGAAGGATTAACACAAGAACATATTCAAAAATGGAGATGGAATGTTGATGATAAGGGTAGAGTAAACTGGCCAGATTATCAAACAAGAATTTATAAAAATACTGATGATATAAATTGGATGAATAAAGTACACGAAAGAATCACAGGTTATGATACTTTCTCAAACTTTCCAGCAGATGAAAACTATTGTTTATATCATCACAAACAAATAAAAAGACAAGAACAACAAAACGAATTTTATGACACAATTTAAACCATTAGGAGACAAAGTTCTGATTGAATTTGAACAAGGAGAAACTAAAAGTAAGGGTGGGTTAATTCTTACAGATAGTGCACAAAGAGGTAAGAAAGTATTTGGAAAAGTACTTGCGGTTGGTACTGGTATATTTTCTCAAACAGGTGAGAGAATCCCTATGACAGTAAAAGTTGGTGATACTGTAATGTATTCTAAAGATATGGTTGGAGACCCAATCACACTTGATGGTGAAAAATACATTTTGATTTCTGAACATGAATTATTAGGTATTTTAGATAAATGAAAATAACCTTCATATATGCATACGAAAATGAAGAGTGGTCAACTCCATTATCCCTTGCGAAAGAATTTGAATCTCAAGGTTGGGAAGTTGAATTTGTTTCTATAGGTTCAAATAAATTACAGAATTGGAATGATTCTGAAATAAAAACTTGGATTGATTCAAAACCAAAAACAGATATTGTTTTGTTTATGGATTGGGGTAGATTTGATTCATCTCTTTTAGATAAAAATTTAGTAGATGCATTTTGGGTACAAGAAAGTGGAGATGACCCGCAAAACTTTGATAGAAACTTTCATAAATCACAAAGATTTCATATCACATTATCACCTGATTCTGATTCAACTGAAGAATATAAGAAAAGAGGTAGAGATGCTTATTGGTGGACTCATTTTGCAGATACAAAAGTACAATTCCCAATCTTATCAGAGCCAGAGTTTGTTGCAGTTACAACAAGAGGTAAAGGTGGTTCTGAATTTTTAGATACACTTACAGACCATGGTCAAGGTACAGTAGGAAACAAAAACAATATGGGGCCAGATGAGCATACTGAGTTTCTAAATAGTGGATTGATGGTTGTACAAAAATCAAGATGGGGTGAAATTACTCGTAGAATCTTTGAAGGTATGGCTTGTGGTAAAATGGTTCTATGTGATAGATTAGAAAAATCTAAAAAATTAGATGAATTATTTATCGATGGTGAAGATATTGTTTACTACGATGATATATTTGATTGTGTAGAGA